GCTTTGGTATCTCCCGGAAGTATGGTTACGTTAGCACCAGTACCTTGTGAGATAATAATATTTTGCGAACCACTTGTACCATTTTCGATAAAGTGCATCCTGTTGATTGTGTTTGGGCTTATGGTAATAGTACATGCTGAATCTAGTGTGCCTGTGTATTCAACATACATAGAACGTACAGGATCAGTTGCACCATCTGCTACAACTGAAGCGTGGGTATTAGCATTAGTTGTTATCCCCTCAGTTCCGTAACTAAGACCTTCACTTATTAACTCTAGGTTAGTATTAGTAGTTGCGCCCCATGTTCCAGATTGCTCGCCTGTAGCAATCTCTTCTAATCTTAGGTCATTCACATATGTACTTGCCATTTTACGCTACCTCTTCCCAATTTGGTGTTTGGTTATTATTTATAGTACCCCAATTTGGAGTCTGTTCGGAATTTATTAAACTCCAAACATTAACAAATCCTATACTACCTGTTGCTAATATGCTTGTTACTGGCACATCAGCATTTGCTTCTGGTGTTACAGTGCCTAAACCTGCTGTTGCTGCTGCTAACGTTACATCTAAATTGTTATTAGATACAGTAGCTAAACTTCCAACAGCACTTGTTCCTGCTACTCCTGTAGGGCTTACTGTAGCCCCTGCGCTTACAGACTCATCTCCAAGCGTTCCTACGTTTGCACTAGCCGTAACCCCAGTTACTGCGGCTCCGGCTGTTATAGCGTTACCTAACGAAGCAGTTAACGCTGATTCTGTAACAGCAACATTAGCTGCCGCATCTACCGTTTCTGCACCTAAAGCAGAAGTTCCAGCTACACCTGTTACGCCAAATATAGCGGAGGTAACTCCCCACTTGTCGTCACCCCATGTACTTCTACCCCAACCGGTAGCCATCTATCTTCCTATGCAATACGAATTATAGCGTTACTAGCATCAGCGGCAGGAAACTGTACTGTAAAATCCCCCGCAGTTGATGTTTTGTCCCCGCCAAAATCTAAAACTGCAACGGCTCTACCGGCTGTTCCTGCTGCTGCAGAGGAATTGTAAATTAAAGCTCCTCTAGCAGTTATAGTAGCTGTAGACCATGTTGTATCTGCAAAATCTGTTAAAGCAGTAGTACCACTTGCAGTCGGATCAACATTAGTTAATGTATTTCCTGCTGCCGTGTAGTTTGTCCCTGAAATTTCATTTGTTGTAGCATAAGCGGTTGTAGAAGCCGCTAGGGTTGCACTACTTGTATAAAGTGCAATTTTATAGGTATTACCAGTACCTGTAGTAGTTGTAGTCCCACCACCCGAACCGTTGTGAAAATTGTGTATGCCTTGAAGCAGTTCGCTCTTAAACGAGGTACACATAGCTTGCGTTATAGCCATTATAGACTCCTTAAAATATCAGCCATATCTTTATGACCTTGTTGTGAAAAAAGATTACACATAGTGGTTCTGTCGCTATTTATTGCATCTTTACATGCTAATACAATAACATGATAAACTTTACTTTTGAAAGCTTCGGCTTGAGCTTTTACCATTGGATCAACTTCATCAGAAATTGAAACTATTTTTTCTACTGCTCTAGCCGCAATTTCTTCAGGTGTAAACCCTCTGTTTTTAGTAGTATGAACATTTACACCATTTATATTTGCTTTTACTTCAACACTAAACATTAACTAACCTTTATCCTTCGTTGTCCTGTTCTGTAGGCATCAGTTCTATCGTAACCATCACCTTCTAATTTTAACGTTCCTATAGCAATTTCAAATTGTTCAGAATAACTTTTAATTATATCAGGTTCACCTTTCATAAAAATATAAGCTTCTATTAAAGATCCATACAATAAAGTATTTTCAGCATTTGTACCAAGCCAGCTAGTACCATCACTAGATGTTGTTATAGACTCAGGTTCATAAAAATAATGTAATTCAGTAGTAAAATCAGCATTAGGTGTAGGCCCTAAAATAAAAGAATTTTGATTAAATGTACCATAATATTTAGGTACACCTGTTGTTGCAGTAACAGGATATAATTCTCTTATATAATTAACATCTTTATTAATTAAATATTCATAAGAACTATCGTTTACTAAAGCTAAAGAATAAGGTCTTAAAAAATCATTTGGAACATTTAAATATTGATTACTGCTTGTTATTGTTCCAGTAGCATTTTTTCTAAAAGCTGGAAGCTCAATACTTCTTAATACTTTTTCTTCTGTAGTTCTAATAAATAAAGATATATTGTTAGAAAATGTAGTTTCAGTATTTGCTGTATAATCTTTAATAGCTTGAGTTAATGTTGTATATGTCCATGCCATTAGCTTGTACTCACTTTTACTGCGCCTATTTTGCCATGTATATTAAGACCTACAGTACGACTACCTAAATCAGAATTACCACCGCCTACAGGATTAAATGCAAATAATCTTCTACTTGCTGATTGAGCTGTATCTGGTCTGGGATTTCTAAGTGCTTGTGGATCAAGAGTTCTTAATCTTCCTAGTTGTAATTGAGGATGATCTTTATCAATAACATCTTTACCAATCATTTTTCCAGTAGGTCTTCCATCTTCTATTTGATTAATTAAATCTTTTAAAGGATATCTAAATCCAGTTCGATCACAAAAACCAAAAGCATGTTTTCCTTTTGCATAACTTGCCATTAAGAATAACCTCCGGGAATCATGTATAAAGAAGCTTTTTCTCTATCTGCATCAGCAGCTAAATTCCATTGCTCTTCATACATTTGTTTTAAAAGAGGCGCTCTTTCTAATGATTCTGGTCTTTTAATACTAATGTAATAAGCTAATCCAGCAATCATGCAAGGTAAAAAACGAATAGGTACGTCTGTGTTATTAGAAGCTACAGAACCAGAATCTTCTATTCTTTGCATATAATAATAAATCAAACTATATGTTTCTGAATCATCAGGCACAGGCCATAAGTTGACAGAGATAGCACTAGGATCACGTTCAATCCAATACTGTAAAGGTTTGCTTGTTTCTAATTTGTTAGTTAAATGAGCATACTGACTAATAGATATTCTTGTTAGCATTTGATCTGCTTGTGTAGAAGTATCTCCAGAATTAATCCTAACAAAAGCTTCAACAATATCTAATTCATCTGAAGATAAAACATACCTTGAAGTACCAGCAGTAAGTGCTTGAGTTCCTTCTTGTATTGTCCACAAATTAAGACCACGATTTTGCCACTCTAAAAACATTAAATCTAAGCTACGTCTGGCTGTACGATAGTCATAACCAGTTCTTGCTTCTAAGCCAGCTCTTTCAAAAGCCTCTTCAACAACATCGCTTAAATCTAAATTAAAGTTGTATGTACCGCTAGTAGCCATTATTTATGTCTTTTTTGTCTTTTTTTCTGATTTTTTTGCGCGGTTTGCTTTAGGTGGATTTTTTGGTTTTGAATCTTTTGTGTTCTTTTGTTTTTTAACTTTTAGACGTTCTGGAAGTTTTTCTGTTTTACCAATTTCTTCACCAAGTTTACCGCCATCACCAAACTTTCTCATAACTCTATCTTGCTCTTGCATAATGCCTGAATTATCTCTAATCATTCCACCGGCATTATACTTAACCATTCCACCGCCCATTCTTCCCATTTTATTCTTTTTCATTTTAGCTTCATTAAAAGCTGACATTCCTGCTTTGTCGTATGAATATTCTTTTCCGTCTAATTTTGGCATTTTATGCTCCTTTACCATATTTTCTTCTTACTTTTTTTTGTTCTGTTTCTATAATACCACCATCTTTAAAACGTTTAGTAACTTGTAATCCAGCAGATTTAACTCCATTATTTGAATTTAAATATGCTTTAACACCTTTACCTAAATCTCTTTTTAAACTAGCACTTATAGCTGAAGGCATACCTTTAAATCTTGTTCTGTCTACTTCAAACTCTGTTTTGCCTTTTTTTAAATTAAATTTTGAAGTTACTTTTTTATTAGTTTGATTATGAGTGAATGAAGGTTTTGGCATGTTATCTTCCTACTATTCTTAAAAAAGGTTTTTGTTCTTTTTCTTTATCTTTTAAGATGTCTTTACTCATTGATTGACCAAGATTAATAATATCATTAGGATTTAATTTCATAAACACATCTATACTTATAGTATTAGATATAGAAACAACTTCACCAAAAACTTCAAAAACAATATTTTTGTTTTTTTCATCATAAGATAAAGCAATTGGAGATCCTTTATCTGGATCACTTAAAACAAACAAACAACCAATTATTTTTTCTTCTATCTTTTTTATAAGCTCTTTAGAATCACTGTTCATTTAATTTATCAATTTTAATTCTATTAAGTAAATGACCTTCAGCTATATCATCTTTAGATTGACCATAATATTCTACAGCATGACCTAAAGAACACATGATCTCATTAACACATTCATTATCTTTGTTCATTATTTTTCCTAAAATACGACCAAATTTACCACGATCATCTTTACAAGTTTCAACAATTAGATTGTCACCAGCTTTACTTATAAATTCTTTTAAAAAACTTTTAGCTAATAAACCATATTTTTTTTCTTCTAAATTACGAGTACGACTTTCAGGAGTATCTATTCCATAAAGTCTAATTCGTTGTTTTGATAATATAACTGAAAATCCTAAGTCAATATTTACATCGACAGTATCTCCATCAATTACTTTTACAATTTTAGCTCTGTACTGATACATTATGCGTGAAACACAGTCATTGTAAGAAAAGTAGATACAGTGTATTGAATATAAATTCCAGCATCAAACACCACTCCTTCTTCTGGAATAACTACATCTCTAGTTGCATCAGCATCACCAACAGAACTTAACCCCATAACATTAGTCCCAATAGGGGATGTATTATGAAAATTTGTAGTACCTGCTGTTGCTGTACTGGTTAAAAATATACCTTTCAATCTTGATCTACCTGCAAATATAACATCTGCGGCTGAACCATTAACTCCTGCTGAAACATTACCTGCTGGATTACCAACGGCTG